CACTAGATCGCTCGTCGGCAGCGTCAGATGTGTATAAGAGACAGCTCCGGAGTCCCGGACCCGTCAGCACTCAGTAAAGGATTGGTTTACAATTTATTAATCAATTAAAATCTGAGACATGACTGACGAAGAAAAAAAAGTCAAAGAAAAGGCCGATGAAATTAATGCCTCTATTGAGGGGTTAAAATCTAGCGTCGATGAAAAGGCCAGCGTTGAAGATTTGGAAAAGTTGGAGGAAAAGCATACAGAAATTTCCGAAAAGTTGGGAGAGTTAGCGAGTAAGGAAGATATGACAAAGCAGCAGGAACAACTTGACGAGATTTCCACGCAGCTTAAAGGCATTGGAGAAATCCAGGACCAACAAACCAAGTCTTTCAATGAGCAGGTTCTTGAAAAACTAAAAGATGATGATTTTAAAACTAAAGTAAAAAACTATCAGGGACGCGGTGAACTGGCAGGGTTTGAAATCAGGATGAAAGCCGCAGATATTGATACCGATGACATCAACAGTGGTGACATTGAAACTATGACAGAAGGTGGAGTAGCAAGTGCACCATGGAGAGGCACCCCTGTAAGAAATGCCGTCCGTTGGGGAACCATTGGGCAAGGGCGTGATTCCGTTTCATGGTGGGAGGAAACAACCCGTACCGATTCGGCGGAAGTGGTAACCGAACAGGCAGCACCGAGTGCTGGAAGTGCAAAAACCTGGACCAAGGAAAGCCTGGATATTAAGATGATCAAGGATTTCACAAAAGTATCCAAAAGTGCTTTGGAAGATTTTGAGTATATCAATTCAGAGATTAACGACCTTATGAATAACGGTATACCCAGGGAATTAGAGGACCAGTTGATTGATGGCACTGGATTGACCAAATACCTGACAGGGATTACGACATACTGTAAAACCTTTGCGTGTCCGGACAATTTCACGAAAGTCCCAAATGCCATTGATGGGGATGTTCTGGCCGCCGCCGTACTTCAATGTATGAATGGCAATACCAGCGATACTGAGAAAAAAGGTTATATCCCAACTTTGGTTTTGGTTAACCCCGGCTCCAAGGTAGATATGAGACTTGTTAAATCTACGATTGAAACTTATGTCAAACATCCCATGATTTCAGACGATGGCAATTTCTTTGATGGAATCAGAATTGCATCCAGTCTGGACCTGGCCGCCGGAGAATTTATCGTAGGGGATTTCAACCAAGCCAAAGCTTATATGAAAAGGAATATGCGTATTTCTTTCCATTATGAAAATGAGGATGATGTTTTGAATGACCTTGTTTTGGTTCTGGCCAGTATTCGCGTTGCAGGACTGAAAGTGACCACACCGGGAGCATACGGTTTTGTCACTGGAACCTTTGCAGCAGGAAAACCGCTGATTGAAGAAGAAACTGATTAAAGAAAGGAGAAAAAACTATGAAACGTTTAATTGGAATTTTAGTATTGCTTTTTGTAGCAGTTTCTTTTATTTCTGCACAGGTTACGGCAAGGACAGCCGTACAACATACCATGCGGAAAAGTGCTACCTATTACAAATACACCGGTGTTGCTGCTGATACCTGCGGGACAGAACAGGATACTTTGTATTTTGAAATCCTGTCAAACAAAAGTGTACCTGTCACCTGTAATGCAAGAGTGGAGGTGACACGAACAGGTGAGACTGAGACATACGATATTGACTTGGAAGGAAAGGTTTTTAAAAATGATTCCTGGTCAAAGATTGTTGAAAATGCTACCCAGGAAGCTTCTAAAAGTATGTATGAGCCAGAGACATCAATGGTAGACACCTTGGAAGCTACTCATGTAGGAGTGGCTAATGCTATGCCAGGAAGCGGGGATAATTTTTACCGATACTTCCGGGTGTTTGTAGGCAATGATGGAACGTGTGGGAATGCAGATAAGTTAACTGTTAATTACGTGATCTTTAAACTGTACGAGCGATGAGTATGAGGCGCACCCAAGCGGTAACCCTGAAAAGTGGGGAAACCGTCAATGTGCTTCCTAGAGAGATACCCGGCTTAAAAGCGGCCGGGCTTCTTTCTAAGGACGTAAAGGCACCTGGAAAAACCAAGGAAGAGAAATTTACCGGAGAGACAAAAGAGGTTACCGGTAAGGTTAAATCTGATCCACCGAAAAAAAGACCGGTAAATATTTCCCATGCTAATATAAAAGGAGCGAGACCGAAAAAGACCTAAGCAATGGATGTAAGAATCAAAACGGATATTACAAGTGAGATACTTTCAGCAGCCGATGTAAAGCCTTATATCAAATATGAGGATTCGGACGCTGATGAGATCATTGTAATTGATGATATGATTAAAACGGTGCGTACTCATTTAGAAAATCGCACCGGTTCCTCCTTTGCTGAAAGGACTTATGAGATTTTTTTTAAGGCCGATGAATCACCTTTTATACTTCCTGTTTATCCTATTATTTCGGTTGACAAGGTTGAGACAGTAGATTACCAGGGGACCAAAGCTGAACTGGAATTGAATTCGGGATATTATAAGGCGGGACTTTATGAGGTGAATATAATTGCTTCATTAAGTGCCGCAAATAATCCCTTCAGTGAATCCGAGTCAAGCTATAATCTTCTGGTAACCTGTAAGGCCGGTTACGGTCATGAGGATACCGAAATTTTACCAAAGGATATAATCGGAGCCATAAAGACACAGGTTTTTCAATGGTATGAGAACAGGGATGATTTTTATGAAGGTAATTACCTGGGAATGGTTAACAAGATCATCAAATTATACCGGAGAGACTGGATATGAGAGTCACGAAGTATAATAAAAAGATCACTATTAAGAAGCTGGTCGAGGTAGACAATGAAATTGGCGGTTGGAAAAATACGTGGATTGATTTTTATACTTCCTGGGCTTCATTAAAACCTTTAACAGGGCTGAAACGCTTTGAATTCAGTAGGCTGGCATATACGGAAGCTTATGAGGTTGAGATGAGACGCAGGACAACGGATCCGGATGGTGACTGTAAGGTTTTTTACGGTGGCAATGCCTTTCAGATAGCCTCAATACAACATGATGATAAAAAAACCTATATGGTTATATCAAGATGATAAATTTTAGCCTTGATGTTAAGCAATTCCAAAGGGAAGTGGAGAATTATATTACACGACAGGACAATAGATTTAAGAAAGCTATTTTCTCTGCCACTCTGGATATGCACAGGTTTGCTAAAAAGAAGGTGCGTAATTATACCCGCAATTCAAAGGTAAGGAGTAGTACTTTGATTAACAACATTCAATTACAAATTACCAATATAGGATTAACAGGTGTAGTGATGAGCAAGGCAAGCTATTCCAGGGCTTTTGAGGAAGGTACCAGGCCACACCTGATAACGATCAGGAAAAAGAAAGTTCTGGCAGGACCAAAGAGGGGCGCACCGGCAGGCTGGAAATCTTTTAGTGGTGATTATGCCATATATGGAACAAAGGTAGTACACCCTGGAACACAGCCTAAACCTTTTATGTATCCGGCCTGGCGGTTTGGGATCAGGAGTCTGGATAATAAAATTAAAGCAGCTTTGAAATGATATACAGGGATCCAACGCACGAACTTTTGAAAGCTTATGTAAATGTGCTTAAAGGGTCTATTATCTATGATGGTGTAGTAATTCCGGTAGGCACAAAGATTCCCAGGAGGGCTACGGAATATGTGCTTATTTACAAAGAATCCCTGGAAAATGTTTCTACTGGTGACAAAGTTGTTTACCAGGCTTCAGTAGCCATGCAGATAGTAAGTATGCAGGATGTAAGCGAAGGTGATGAGACACCGGTAAACAGGATCCTGGAACAGATCATAGAGGTGATAAGTGATCCGGAGATGTTTATCATGAATCATTTCAAATGCTTAACAGCTATACCCGCCGGGATGGACCGGGATACCGACCTTACCGATAACAGCTACAACATAGTGAGGATTTTACGAATGTTAAACTTTATAGAACAACAAAAATGAAAAAGTACCTATTTATCACATTGCTGGCACTGATTGGCATTATAGCAATGTCAACAACCAGCGTAAGAAATGCAAGGATGATCAGTAAGCTGACCATCTTTGAGAACCTTGTCACCCCATTAACTTCTACATATATAGAGATTAACGGCGGTGATGAATCAATCAATTACCGGGATGGAGACACCCGGAATGATGCTGATCTTGTTTATGCCGATACGGTTATAAATACCGGTACTCTGGATCTTACCAGCCTGACAAATACGTTAGGTGAAAGCCTAAGTTTAAGTGGTCATGTTATTATGGCCATAAAATTCAAGGTTGAGGATGATTCAGCAGCTATTTTTACAATTGATGAAGCAACCGATGATAGTTATCCCTTATTCGGGGCTACCTATGATATTGACTTACAAGCTAACCAAAGTCTTTTGTTTAAAGCTGATAGTGTATTAATACCGGTTGCCTCCGGGGCGAAAAATATTGATTACACATCAAATAATGATAGCACTGCGCTATATATTATTCTAATAGCAGCGGACGCATATATTTAAAATTCTCAGAAAACTAAAAGAATATGAGCTTACAACCAGGATATGAA